GTATTTTCTGTAAGATCTGTTAGTAATACAACGTTAGTTGCTTCACCACCTTTAGCTGCGTGAATAGTTGATAATTCTATTCTAGGTTTTTCATTTAACTTCTCTCCATTCTTTCTCATTTTTCTTAGATAATTTACTCTAGTTTGCCCTGCATTGTCAAACGCTTTGTACCAAACTACATTAGTGTGTAATCCAAAATCTTTTTGCAATGTTTTTAAATTATGAAAAGAACCTTTAGTCATTCCCATAAGTTTTGTTTTCTCCCAATTTTCAGGTCCAAATTGTTTAGATAATTTTTCTATTTGTTTAAAACTTAAAGGCACTCCTTTACGTAAATTTTCCCAATCAGTTGCTGCTTCTTGTAAATCTTTTTCATAACTACGTTTGTATTTATTTACATAATATAATCCTTTACGATATAAAGATTCTTCAATATCATTAAGCATGTGTCTAGTTCTACTCAATACCAACCAATCACCACTAGACATATCAATACTCTCAACATCAAAATGTCTTTGTAATGTTCCTTGATTAGTTTTTGGTTTCCATGTTTTATCAATTCTATTTTTAATTTTATTTATTATGTTCATGGCTACTGCATGAACTTTCGCTGGTATTCTAAAAGATTGTGTTAGTGGTAAGTATTGTCCTTTTAAAGCTATGAAAGAATCAACATCCGCACCAGCCCATCTAAAAATAGCTTGGTCATCATCCCCTGCAATAAAAGAATCTTTTGTTTTATTCCAAATAGATTTAGCCATGTCCCATTGCATCAAAGATAAATCCTGTGCTTCGTCAATAAATACTACATCAAACTTTGGTGACTTATCTGATTTTGTAAAATCTAAAATCATGTCATTAAAATCTATTAAGTTATATTCTTTTTTGTATCTTATTAATTCATTAGCTATAATTCTAAGTTGATCTCTTTCTAAATCTTGTGTGTGCTCATGTAGATCAAATTGTTGTTCCGGTGTTATATTTCTTACTTGTGCTAATTGTATAATTCTTAAATATTCACTATCCGATGTAAATATACCACCTTGATCTTCTTGATAATCTGCGTACGTTACTGGAAAACCTAGCTTGCTGCCAAGATCTTTATAATGTCTTGATTGCATTACCTGATCTTTTTTTAATCCTAACTTTCTAAATGCTAATGAATGTAAAGTTCTAAAATATGGAAGATCATCTTCTGTTAAATTAAATTTTTTAATTGCTTCATCTCTAGCATGATATGCAGCTTTTTGTGTAAATGCAAAATAACCTATTTTATCTGGATCTGTATTTTTTAAATAATCATCAACTTTATTTAATAAAGTTGTGGTCTTACCTGTACCTGGTGGTCCTAATACAATTGTTCTCATTAAAACACATCCTTTGATTTTAATTCTTTTTGATTGTATTCATCTGTACGTTTGTCAAATTGTTTAACTACAAATACTGATATTTTTTCTTTACCTATTCTTTTATCTTCACAGTTGCATGCTTCTTTTAACATCTGTGCTGTGCGTTGATAATTTATATCCCATCTTTTTCTAATTAAAAATTGATTGTAAAATCTATCAAAAACAAAATGGTGGTTTCCTTCATTGGTCCACACACCACCTTTTTTAAGATCATTTTTATCTGTAGAAACTTGTCTATTTAAACAATACTCTTCTAAATGATTTTGTAATTGATCTTGTGTTGTTACACCTTCCGGTGGTTCCACAGGTTCGTGGTTCTTCATCAATGGATTTATAATCATGTCCCAATCTTTAGGCTTTACTGTTGGTGGTTTAAAATCTAACTGTTCCATACACGCTTCTTGAAACAAACTTTGTTGTTTTAAAAACTTTACATTCTCCAGGTGTAATCTTTCACCATCTACGTTTAGATAATAATATGGTTTTTCTAATTTAATTTTTTGTAAGTCAGACAATAACGGAAATACAATCTCTTCACCTATTCCATATTTTCTACTTCTACATAATTTTTTATCACATAAATTACACATAGGAACATCATTACATTTATATCCCCATTCTTTTTTTTCATGTTGCTTTTTAATAATATCTACTTCTGATTCACTTAATGGAGTAGTTGAAGCATCAATATTAAACATAGTCATCTTACTTTTCCATTCCGCAGGCCATTTTTGTTTTGCGTATACACCATAATGAAACAACGCATTGTTTCTACCACCCTCTGGTATTTTATTTATTGCCATTAGTTCTATACATGGTGGTGCATCTGAATATTCTGTTACAGGTCTTTCTATTTTTATTTTCTGTAGTTGTTGTGGTGTTTGTTTAACGTAGTCATACAATTCATAAAATTCTTCAAGAGTTGCTGCATTTCCATCACCCGTAAAAGCATATCTCGTTGATTTATTACCATTAAAATATGGTAAGTTTAAAAAATTTCCTGTATCATCTTGCGATTTTAATTTAATTTGTTTTGGAAAAACTTCTGATCCACCATAACCCAGTACAGTTTTAATTTCTGTTAGCTTATCTCTCATTAATTCTGCTTCAACAGGTTCTTGTGTAAATAAAAATACATGAGCACCCCCACTTTTAGACCTACAAACAACTAAGGGTAGTTTTGCTTCTTTAATTTTATCTATTAATTTTTTGTGATCAAAACCTGCATATGAATCTATATCAATACAACCCCATATACATTTATTGTCATCTCTAATTGGAATAATTCCAAGGCTTTGTTTACCTTCTAAGTGATCTTGCCACAATTGAAGTGTAACAGGTTGTCTACGTACAAACGATTGGCCTTTAACCTTAACTCCATTTTCTGTAACAGGAGCAATATTAGTGCAACCATGCGCACGTTCCAATCCCTTAAATATATTTATAAATTTCTGTATCATATTTTTTAAATGGGCGGTTTCACTCTCGCTCTGCCGCCCACTCCCTAGGATTTTATTAGTAAGGTGCTTTTTCCTTAGATTCGTCAGATCCGTGTTTAACTTTTACTTCACCCTTGCTGTTTTTTTCAGCAAAGCTTTTAGCAATTTCGTAAACACCTTTATCTGTAACCGGACCAACCTTAGATACATCCCATCCAAACCATGTTCCTTTGTCATTTGACATTTGAACAGTTTTTAGATTATAAATGTGGCTATATGTTGGCGGTGTGAATAAGCCATTTTTACCTTGTAGCTTAAGACCCATCATAATTGAGTTCCATTTACGACTAATCTTTAATTGAGTAGCCTTCATAGATATCAATGCTGTTGATGGACTTTTACCCATAAGAATCACAAAATGATTAGCAGTGTTTTCCAGATAATTACCATTAGGTAATCTGTCCTTCCAAGATTTATCACGAGTAGTTGTACTCATAATATCACTTTCTGCACTATGGATTGCTACAGGAGCGTTTCCAGATTGACCTCTGTCTTGCCATTCGACATATTGTCTTTCATAATGGACAGGTATAACATTTATACCTTTTGCTCCATCATAAAGTTCTTTGGTCACGCTGTTTACAATCATTCCAGGTTCTGCACTATTAATAAACTTAGCATTCTGTTTATTAACTTCCGGAGATAACTGTCCTAAAACTTTCAGAAATGGTAATGCAAGATCTTCTTGCGTCATATTCTGAGAGCCCGCATTTGCATCAGCTTCGAATGAATTCGTAGACAATGCTCCTGCTTCTTCTTTTATTTGTACTTGGTTCATGTTTATTGTTTCCTTTTTATTGTTGTCTTATTTCCAACGAATACGTTGAAAAGTTCCGTTGGCATTTCTTTTCCTGCCTCAATACGCTCACGGACTAACGCTTTGAGAGTCATAGGCTCAACCTTCAACTTTTGTGTCGGTTGATAACCTTGACCCTCTGCAAGAACAGCATAATCAGCTGCCTTGTTATCTTCGTTGCGACCAAAAGATACGGATATCTCGTTTTTGATTATATCTCCTAGTCCATTGGTACGAAGCCAGTTAAACGCCGCTTCTCTATTTGCTATAGTGATGTTGGCGCTATAATTTGGTTTAACATCTACCGAAGAACCATCCATAAGCTTTAAATGAGATAAACCCATTTCAGCCATCATTGTTGGAATAACTTCTCCAGATAAATATTCAAAATCTTTTTTCTTTTGTTTTAAATCATCTTCTTGTTTTTTTATTTGTGTTTGAAGATTT